ATACAGATCATACTTTTAGCGATCTTCCTGATAATGCAGAAGAGATAAAAGAAGAAATTAAAAAAATATTAAATCTGCAATGGGATTCCATAGAAAGATCTTACCTAAGGTTTAAATCTTCTTAATTAAATAATTAACATTTTACAGTTATAAATAAGAAAGTTATTATATCTTTAATGTCTAAAAAGTACAAGCAACAACCTGAAGAACAACCTAGGTATCAAAAAAGTCTTATACCTAAAACAGAAAATCAAAGAAGATACTACAGCAGCTTACAAGACTATCCGATTACCATCGGATTAGGCAGCGCCGGAAGCGGTAAAACATATATAGCAGCATATCAAGCAGCTTGGGAATACGAGCGAGGCCTAGTAGATAAGATTATCCTAGTAAGACCTGCAGTTACCAATGAGAGTTTTGGCTTTCTACCTGGAACTCTTGAAGAAAAATTAGATCCTTATATGCGACCTCTGTTCGATTGCCTTGAACAGAGGTTTGGCGTTAAGAAGCTAGATTCGATGATACAGTCTGGCGAGATAGAACTAGCTCCACTAGCATTCATGCGTGGTAGAACTTTTAATAAGAGCTTTGTCATCCTAGACGAGGCTCAAAATAGCACCCGAGATCAGATGATGATGTTTTTAACTAGGTTTGGTGAAGGTGTAAAAGTAGCTATTACGGGAGATCTCGATCAAAGTGATCTTAGACATGATAATGGATTAGAGTGGGCAGTTAGACGATTGTCTAATTGTGCCAGCGTATCAATAGTGCGTTTTTATCAAGATGATGTTGTTAGAAGCCATCTTGTCAAAGAACTTATGAGGCATTTACAATGAGTGATGATGTAGATAAGATTAAAGAAATTGCCTATAATAATAAGGCTAGATTAGAGACTCACGAGGCTCTATGCACTTTAAGATATGAACAGATTTTAGAAAAATTAGAATTTAGTAATAGTCAGATAGCCGCTCTTGCCGCTAAACTAGAAACATTGTCTACTATAGCCGTGCAAGGTAAAACATCTATCTCTACTACAGTCTGGTTACTAGGAGCAGGAGCTGGAACGTTTACGTTCTTCATTTTTATACTCAAAACATTTAGACTTATTTAATGCCGTTTTTTAAACTTAATATTCAGAAGTTACTTGAAAAAATACCCTCTAGGTATGCTAGAGATGAAAAAGTAATATTTAACGATTCTCAATGGGGTCTTTTTAAAGGCCTTGAAGAACACCGATTTTGGGTGCATATTGCTGCGCGTCGTACAGGTAAGAGCTTTGGCGCATCTATCCTTGCACTAGCTAAACTACTTGAGCCTAATCAACAAGTTATTGTAGTGGCTCCTAACTTTACCCTAAGTTCTATTATTTGGGATTATGTAACAGATTTAATACAAGAACTTAAGATAGAATGTGATCGTTTCAATCAAAAAGATAAAGTAATAAAACTTATTAATGGTTCTACGTTTAGGCTGCTTTCTGCTAACAATAGAGACTCTCTTGTTGGTAGAGCGGCTAATTTTTTAATTGTAGACGAGGCAGCAGTCATAGATGATGATGAGTATTTTACCAGAGACTTACGCCCTGCTCTTTCTACCTTTAATGATTCTAGGGCTCTCTTTATTACTACTCCTCGCGGAAAAAACAATTACATCTATGAGTATTTTAATCGTGGTCCTGACGAGCGCTATTCTGAGTGGGGTAGCTCTCTATATACTTGGAGAGCTAATCCACGTCTTTCAATAACGGATATCGAAGAAGCTCGTAGTATTATGTCTGAACAGCTCTTTAAACAAGAGTATGAATGTGAGTGGTCTACTTTCGAAGGTCAGATATATGCAGTGGATGAGACTAGACATTTATTAGACCTGTCTGATATACAACCTAAAGATAGTCGATTTGATTTTATCGGTGGATTAGACCTTGGATATAGAGACGAAACCGTATTCTTAGTAGTGGCTACAGATGGTGAGAATTTCTATGTAGTAGATGAGTATATTAGTAAAGAAGCTACTACCTCTACTCATGCAGAACATTTTAGAGAACTTATAGATCATTGGGGAGTTAATTCTATCTACATAGATAGTGCGGCTCAGCAAATGAAAGCAGACCTTGCATATGAATATGATATTTACTGCGAAAACGCTAATAAGTATCAAAATGAAGGTATAACGCATTTACAAGTTTTACTTGAACATAATAGATTAGTTTTTAGCTCTACGGTTCCTAAAACCTATCAGTCTATGTGTGCATATAGATGGAATGATAGAGGTGAGAAAGAAAAACCTCTACATGATTGGGCTTCTCATTGTTGTGATGCACTTAGATACGCTATCTATACACACGCTAAAAATAAAGTAAGTATCTACGGATAAGACAAAGTAAATAAAAAAGTTTAGACAACAATATTATACACTGTTATCATATTGTATGAGGTATAACCTTGAGTGATACATTTTTAGGACGTACTAGAGCATGGGTGGCTGAAAAGCTAAATCCAGTTCAGCCCTCTATCGCTAGAGACGCTGGTTATCAAGTACCTGAAACAATAGTTGATTTTGAAAGAGCTTATCGTGACGTAGAAGTAATACGTCGCGCTGTAGACATTATTATCAACGCTTGTGCAAATGTGCCATTGACCATAGACGGTGGTGCAGCTCCTAAAAAATTAAATAAACTTTTAAATATAACTCCTAATCCTTTTGAAGATAGAAATAGAATATTTCGCAGATCTTTCCTAGATTTTATGCTAGATGGTAATGCCTTTTTTTACTATGATGGAACATCTCTATATGCATTACCTGCTAACGAAGTAGCTATTCAGCCCGATGAAAAGACTTTCGTTAAAAATTATCAATATCAACTCAGAAGTGGTTCGGTTCTTTACGGTTTTGATAAGCCAAAAGTTAATAATATAAACTTTGACCCGGATGAGATTATCCATGTAAAATCAGATAATGAAGATTCAATCTTTAGAGGTTCCTCTAGGTTAAAGCCTCTTAGAAGACTGATAGAGCTGTATTATGCTTTAACAGACTTCCAAAGACAGTTCTTCAAAAATAATGCAATACCTGGCATGGTTTTACAGACAGATTCTGTACTAAGTCAGAAGGTAAAAGAAAGACTACTAGAAGCCTGGAGAAATACTTATTCTAACGTATTTCAGGGAGCTAGAAGTCCAGCCATCCTAGACGGTGGTTTAAAAATTGAAAAGTTTAGTAACATCAACTTCAGAGAACTAGATTTCGAAGCTTCAGTTGATAGATTACAGCAAGATATGTGTAAGGCGTTAGGTGTACCTTATGTCTTACTAAAAAGCGGTAATAATGCTAACATAGAAGTAAACGAAAGACTTCTATATAATCACGTTGTTCTACCTATACTACATAGTTATTGTAGCGCCTTTCAGTTATACTTTGCGGGAGATGTAAAAATATATCCAGATAAGTATGCGATCTCTGCTCTACAACCAGATAATAAAACTCAGGCTATGTATTATACTACTCTAGTAAATGGAGGTATCATATCTCCTAACGAAGCTAGAGAAGGTTTAAGACTATCAAGATCTACAGATCCAGAAATGGATAAGATAAGGGTGCCTCAAAATATAGTAGGTAGTGCTACAGACCCTTCTCAGGGCGGTAGACCGGTAGAAGAAGATAGAACAGAGCCTACAACAGTTACTCCCTTAGAGGATACAAACACACAAGGATCGACTAATGGATAAGAAATTTTACTTAAGTGCCTCATTTGAAGCGAATTCTGTACAGAAGAAAACAGGTAGCAAAAGTTTAAAAATTGCTGGCTATGCTAATACTGTAGATAAGGATCGCGCAGGTGATGTTGTACTTCCAGCAGCATGGGCTAAGGGAATAGACAGGTTTCGTAAGAATCCTGTTTTATTATATCAGCACAAACACGAAAATCCGATCGGCAGAGTAGACAAAGTAACTGTTGATAAAAAAGGTATGTTCATTGAGGCTTCCGTTAGTGAAGCTGCTGAAAAATTACACGGGGTTCATAGTCTCATAAAAGACGGAGCCCTAAAAAGTTTTAGCGTAGGTTTTCTAGTAAAAGACGGAAAACTAGATAAGGCTAACGATACATTCGTTATATCTGATGTTGAATTACTAGAAATCAGCGTTGTAAGTGTTCCTGCTAACCAGGAAAGTCTTTTCTCTGTAAAGAAGAATTTTGAAAATCAAGAAGAGTATGAGACCTTTAAAAAGTCTTTTCCAGTTCAAGATGCAAAAGAAGAAGAAGAGATTAAAGCTTCTATGACTTCAGAAGAGAAAGCTATCTTAGAAAACGAAGGCCCATATAGAATTGGTATAACTACTCGTGATATGGGACACTATCATATTTTCCAAATGACAGATACAGACGATGGCGCTACTATTTTCGGCTCTGATTCTAGAGAGCACGTTCATCAGATAATTAATGGCCAAATTCAGGCTGCAGAAGGCCACACTCACAGAATTCTTACTACCGCGGTTCACGCAGAGCAAGAAGACGAAGAAGAGGAAAGCGTTCCTAATATCTTTTTAATGAGTGGAACAGAAGATACTGTGCAGAAAACAGTAGAGACAAAAGATTCTGAACAAGCCGAAGAAGATACTGTAGAAGAAACAGATCCTTACGAGCCAATTCCTTTTGTAAATCTATTAAGCGCAAGCACTGGAGCACTAGCTAATGGACAATTTGTTCAGCTAAAAGGTGAGAGGTATGTAATTACTAAGATTGCTACTTCGGATAGTCCAAGTTTCCAGTTTAAACAAGTAGATTTACAGGGACAGCATCTTGATAAAATTTTAAACATTGACGCTACTTCCCTAGAAGTGTTAAATATATGGGATGTAGGAACAAATTTTGATATTCAGCTAGCAGAGATCGAAGAACTCAGTTTAGATGAAGATACAAAACAGACTATCCTAACAAACTTTAAAAACTTAAATAACGTAACCGAAAAAGATCTATATGATCTCAAAACAGACAACCTAGTAAAAACTAACCCAACTCTACAAGAAAAACTAAACAAAACAATAAACTTAGTATCTACTAAAAACTGGACTGATTCTGACTTTGTAGTCGCAAATAGAATTTGTCAAGTTATTCATAAATTGAAAGAAATTGAGCACAGTGAAGCATCTATGCGACAAATAATGCTAAAGCTTCACGGTCATTTAGAAGCTCAAACAAAGGAGAAATTAAATATGGCTACTCAGGCTGTTGACGAACCAGTTGTTATTGGTTCTACTGCTGAAACCAAGGCTGAGGCTACTGCCACAGCTAAGGTTGCCGAGCCTCGTGTTGCTGAGCTAGTTGAAAAGACTGGTGAAGCTATCATCAAGGAAGCAGACGCAAAGGATAAGTACGGTGAGTATACTCCTCGTGAATCTGAAAAGGCTGCTGAACTTCAGGCTCAGATCAAGAAGTACAAAGACGAAATTGCTGCACTACAGAACAGCAAGATGGTATTCCAGGAGCAGTCACGTGCTTCTCAGTTCACTCAGCGTGAACTTGCTAATGCCTACCTACTATCTAAGGCACTTCGCAAGGAATCTGTATTCGACACCAAGCTAGGTGCTCGTATGAAGGCAGTAACAACTGTAGATCAGTTCCTATCAAACTTTAGCTCAGATGTTTATACTGAACTACAGCAGGAACTAGTTGTTGCTAAAATGCTACGTCGTATGTCAGTAGACGCAAAGACTTTCAGAGTCCCAGTTGCTGACGAAGACACCGATGGTGATGTAGCACAGTTCGCTAGCGGAACATATACCACAGGTATTGCCGACGCTACCAACGTGCCAACTTCAAACCAGAGCACAATTAAGTCTGTAGACTTCACACCTCACAAGTTCATGGCTACAACACACCTAGCTAAGGACGAAGAAGAAGATACAATTCTTCCTCTACTAGACTTCCTACGTACCGCTTCTATGCGTCGTATGGGCCGTGCAATCGACAAGGCTCTACTACGCGGTGACGGTTCACTAAGCGGGTTCACTGCTTCACCAACTAATGCTATCACAGCAGGAACTGGTTATGCTGCAGTATTCAAGGGAATTGCAACCCTAGCCAATGATATCTCTGGTCTCCGTGTTCAGACCGGCGGTAACGCAACCAAGGCTACCCCAGCTAACATTGCTAGCGCACGTGCCGTATTAGGTAAATACGGTCTACAGCTAGGAGATCACCTAGTATATCTAACAACTATTGAAGGATATAACGAGCTAGTATCAAATTCAGACTTCCGCACAGTTGATAAGTTCGGTCCAAACGCAACCTATCTAACAGGTGCTCTTGGAGCTGTATACGGAATTCCAGTTATGATCACTGAGTTCCTAGACGTTGTAGGCGGTGCAGACCGTCACATCGGTCTACTAGTATACAAGCCAGGGTTCCTAGTAGCTGAGCGCCGTGCAATGGAGATTGAGAGCGAATACGATCCACGTCGTCAGCTAACTGCAATCTACATGAGCACACGCCTAGACATGAAGGCACTAACAACTAACTCAAGTGCTGCCCTTGATGCAACCAAGTATTCAATGGCATCAGTAATCCGTTCTGGAGCATAATAGTAGTTTAGGCACGGGAGTAGGTAGTAGAGATACTACCTACTACCCATAAGGAGAAACAAAATGGCAGGAGCCGGACAAAAATTCCTACATATCGTTGATGCCGATCTAAGCTACAATGCTCAGTTTAAGACTTTTGATGAAATTCCATCACACGCTTTAAACTTCGGATCAACAATTAGATTTATGCCTGGTGTTTACGAAATGGGAACTATCAATCTAGATAGTTTAACTTTCGAAGGCATCGGCAACCCAGCAGACGTAGTACTAGCAAACCTAGTTATAGGTGGCACATCTGCAAACACTAATATTTTCCGTAATGTAACACTAAGCGGAAATAGCGGTGTAGCTGCTAGCACAGGCCGTAGCGTATTTATTACCAACGGTGCTACAGGAACTGTAAGGTTTGAAAACGTAACCTTCACAAATGGAGACCTTGGTATTGATAACCAAGCTCTAGTAGCTCTAGTAGTTGATCGTTGCGACGCTAGTGCAGTAGACAGAGCAATCCGTTCTAATGCAGTAGTATCTGCAAACGTTCGTTTCAGTGTTCTAAATGCCTCTTCAAATGCATATTTCACTGGAGCAAACGCCACTCTAAAGGCAGTTCAAGTAATTGCAAGCAGAAGCGGCGGATCAAATACTGGTAATACGGTTGAAACAGTATCAGCACTAATTTCATAAGATTAGTCTACTGATAATCAAGTGAGAGGTAGCTGTTAGAAATAATGGCTACCTCTTTTTTTTAGAGGAAAATATGGCAAACTATGTAACTCTAGCAGAAGTTAAAAACTATCTTAAGATTAACAGCACAGAGCATGATGGTAGATTAGCAAATCTAATTACCTATGGCTGCTCTGTGATAGAGAGTTATTGTGGGCGAGTTTTCTCTTCTAATTCATATACTGAGATATTTGACGGCGGAACCTCTAGCTTATTTGTTAAAAACATACCCGTAAATAATGTTCATCAGGTTTTAGAATATGATGGCAGACAGTATCAAGTTTTAGACGGTCCTACAATAGACAGTTCGATAGTTGACGCTTCTAGAGTAAATAAAACAGTTACTTCTAATACAGGGTTTAGTCTTCAAACTAGATTTGTAAAATATGGAATTTCATCCGGTCAGTTAAACGGTTCTGGAGGATATTTATCTTTAACAGACGACGATGATTTCTGGTTTGATAGCTTACCTTTTGCGGTTGAAGGCTGGTTTAGATTTAATACTTTAGTCAGCTCTCAGACCCTTTTCTCACAAGTAGAAGACAGTAATAACTATTGGAAGTTTGGTTTTAGCAACACACAAGGACTAGTTTTTGAAGCTAAGCAAGGCGGAACTCAAATTGCCTATGTAGCTAATGGTTCTACTACTGGCTATACTGCTAATCAATATGTCCATGTTATGTTTTCTAGAGATGAGAATAACGATTGCAGAATATTTAAAGGCGGATCTTTAGTAAGTCCTGTAGTAACAGTATCTAATGTATTCCCTAACCTATCCGCACCCGTAGAGATAGGAAGACAAAATTTAACAGATAAACAGTATTTCTCAGGTCAGTTAGATGAGATAAGAATGTCCCTAAATAGTTACAGAGCCAATGCTAATTTTGTGCCACAAACCTACACATATTCAACAGATACAAACACTACGTTATTAATGCATTTTAACGGTTCTAAAGATGCTATTACTACCTATGATTCATCTTTAAATAGAGAACAGTATACATGGTATGGGGCTACTGGAGAAATAACTAAACACGTTGGGCAAGACACAGGTAGAGAGACTCTCAGTATCTTAGGTGTTAAACAGTTTTATAACTATACACATGGTGTAAAAATTACTTACAACGGTGGATATGATACTATACCTTCTGATGTTAAACTAGTTACCTTAGATTATATTAAAGAATTACATAAAGGGTTAGAAAATAGAGCGGTTTCTCTACAAGGGGAAAGTATTTCATCTTTTGAATTTACAGGTGGGTTTGCTCCGCATATTCGTCGCGTGTTGGATCTTTATAGGATTGTGATGTAATGATTGATAAGCCTATAGTTTTTATTGAAAACACAGGATTCCAAGAACTCACTGCTAAGTATTATAAAAGAGATAATAAATTATCTAAAGATCAGGAATCTTCTTATGCTAAAGCTTATGAAACATATGTAGGACAGTTATTTGGAACTATACTTCCTAGAACTTCAAGTTCAGATACTAGACCTGACATACCTATCACTAAAGCTGATGTAGATAAACTTCTTGAAAATAATCAAACAGAAGATAGCACCATATTTAGTTTTCTTGATGAATTAAGACAGAATTTAGCAAAATTAGAAGAAGGAGTAGATTTTCAATCTTTAAGAGAAGCCTTTGTTAATGCTGCTAACACAGAAAAAGACCCTAATAGAAGATTATCTTTATTACAAACTATAGGAGGTATTGAAATTAAAGGTTCTTTCGGTATAGACTTATTAGGTGGTAGTGACGATTCTTTAAAAATTAGTAGAAAAACTCCTAGAGGATTAACAGGTAGACAGATAAATATAAAAAGTATTTTAGGAGGAGTAAAACCTGAAGGATCTAGTTTAGTTATACCGATAGTCACTTCTATAGATACTAGTAAAGTAGAAGCTAAACGTCTTGCTCGTACTATTAAAGATTTTTTTGACAGGGCAAAAGATAATTTACATAGCGCTATTACTGGAGAATATTCTGGGACTGATCCTAAATTATTATATTTTAAAAATTCAGTTGCAGTTAAACAAATCAGAGCTAAGGGTCAGAATCTATGGATGCAGTATGTAATAAGATCTGGCGCAACTATTAAGTCATATTCAGCCTATTTACCAGAGAGTTTTAAAGTACAGAACACCAACTTACAGGTGCAGAGTTCTAGTTTATATATAGCATATACAACTGCATATGAAAATAAAGTTTTGGAAAGACTAAAAACAGCTCTTCAAAATAAATCAGGACAAGCTGTAGATAAAATAATTAAAGATTCAGATATCAAAAACCTATTGTTGGCTCCGCCTGATGTAACTACTCAAATATTAGTACCTTCCGGAGGCTCTATACCTATTTCTACAGTTAAATACCCAAACACTTATATACCTCGTATAAATAAAGCAGCTTTTCAAAGTAGAATTAATTCTATTGTATCTATTTTAAGAGAGACTAGAGGGTCTACTAAAACTATGGGTGATTTCATCACCGACGACACTATAACTGCTCTAACTAAAAGAGAGATGCTTCGTCGTATGCCTATCGGTCCTGTGGGAGGACCTCCTAAGTCTTCTAGAGTATTAACCTATCGCACAGGTAGATTTGTAAATAGCCTACAGGTAATGGCTAATATAAGAACACAGAATATGCAATATTATTATGATCCTAACTACTGGGTTCACGAAGCTACTTCTAGAAATCCAAAAGATCTTATTGGTTCTTCTCTCAACTCTGTAACTAGAAGTCTGTTTGGTAAGAGGTTTAATCTAATAAAAGCTAATCAGAGTTTAGAATAATGGCAACAAGTAGACGTAGAGAGATAGTTAACTATCTTATCACACAACTGAAAACTATAAACGGCTCTACGAGCCAATATGGATATCAGTTTAAAACCAACTTATCACAGAACGTGTTTAAAGGTCTTAAATATATAGATCAGATAAATGATTTTCCTGCTATTTATATTCAAGCAGGAGAAGAACTCTATAGATATAATTCTAAAACAAATACAGAAGCTTTTATGACTATTATGATTAGAATTTATGCACACGAAGAGCATAGTCTGTATAAACTAGAAGATCTTGTGGATGATATTACTCATGTTTTAGAGCGTGTTAAATATGACCAAAGTCACAAGATCATATCTGCCGAAATTGCGTCTATAGACACGGACTCCGGTTTACTAGATCCCTATGGGTTAGGAGAAATAATGATTACGGTTCAGTATGATGTGGATGATTGATGAGTAGCAAACGTAGACAGATTATGAATGAAATAGTTTCGGCGCTCAAACTAATAGACGGAACTACAGAGACCCTACCTAACAGCCCTCGTAGTCCGTATACTTTTTGTACTAATGTATTTACAAACGTTTTTGCAAAACAAGAATATTTATCAACTTTAAACGACTTTCCTAGTATTTGTTGTTATCCTATTAGTTCCGAAACTAGAGCTAGAATAGGAGATGCACAAGTTTTTTCTAGTTTTATTTTAGAAGTCAGAGGTTATGTCTATAGCGACGATAATCCTATAGAAAAAGCAGCTGATTTAGCTCAAGATATTCAATATATTATTGATTCTATGAAATATCGTTCTACTTTTAAAGACCTAAACGTAACTGAATGTAGAGTTCAGTCTCTATCAACAGATGAAGGCATAATGGAACCTTATGGAGTAGTAGAGATTAGAGCGTTAATAGTATATATACAAGATTCTAACATTTGAAATTTTTATTATTTGCGCCCTATAGTAAGTGGTGTTATACTTATAAAATATAAGAGGGACCGCCTAACTCATAGGGTTATATTAAGGAGTTAATTATGGCACAAACATTGAACCTTCAAAGAAATAGTGAAGTGTTCCTTTCTACTGTAAGTCTTAACGATGGAGACGCAGTATCAGCAATGACACCGGCAAATACTTGGAAGGTTGAAATCCTTGCAGGTTATGCAATGTCACAGGCTGCAGCTACTCAGGACATCAATAGCTTAGAGAGCGGTACTACACCAGATCGCTCTAGTAAGCGTTTTAAAACAGCAATGAACCCTGTAGAGTGGAATTTCCAAACATATATCCGTCCAACTGGTATTGAAAATACTACTGGCGGTACTTTGGTTCACACATCAGGTAATTCAATGCCTACCTCAGATTGGTATCTATGGCAAGCTCTTATGTCAAATACTTCTACCTATACTACCAATAAGCTTACTAGCGTATGGCAGGCAGGCGGAAAGTTTGCCAGTGCTGCTAGAAATGCTAGCGGTAATACTGCTGCTCATACACCTAATTTTGGTACATCTGCTACTTATAATATGTATTTTAAACTTGATAACGTTATATATCAGGTATCTAATACAGCAGTTAATCAGGCTGCAGTAGACGCTGCTATTGACGCAGTTGCTACTACTACTTGGTCTGGATTTGGCACTAACCTAATAGAACTAACTGGTACTCCTAGAAATAATGCAGTATCTGTGTTTGGTGGTATTTTAAATAATGGAACCACAATAGACGCTAACAGCAATGCTTACGTAACCACTGCAACTCATTCTTATCAGCCTTGGGATCAGTGGAACGTAGCAGGAACAATCTCAACTGCAAGCTTCATTAAGAATAGACTTTCAAGCCTAACTGTTAAGTTTCAGCCTGAAGGCGGTTCTTCAACAACTTATACTTTTCCAATCACGGCTCTCACCTTCAACTATAACAATAATATCACCTTCATCACTCCAGAAGAACTATCAAAGGTTAATACCCCTATTGGTAGCTTCACGGGTTCTAGAGAAGTAACAGGATCATTCACCGCTTACTTACGCGGTGCAGATGGAGATTCTGCTCAATTCCTACGTGATCTAGCTAATGATCGTCGTCCAGCTCCTACTGCATTCTCAAATGCAAACCTAGTTGTTGGAGGAGTTACTGCTCCATACCTAGCACTCAATATGCCTGCAGTAGTATTTGACGTTCCAACTCACGGAATTGAAGATATTATTTCAATATCAGTAAACTTCAAAGCACAGGAACCAATCAATACCGTTACAACCGGTGGTGAAGTAGACCTATACGCTAAGAAGTAACATTTAACTAGTTGAGGGGCTAGTTAACTTAATACCAAAGGCGCTTACCGCGACAATCTTTCGGGATCCCCTCATCCGATCGTGCGTCGATCAAACGGTAAGCGCCACTTTATTTTTAAATTATGAGGAAAAATGTCTAAAATTAAATCACTACTTGTCACTGGAGACAAGACTATTGATGTAGAATTTCCAGAAGCAGAAGGTTTCGTAGTTACTATTAGCTATGTTCCTCGCGAAGACTTAATGAAAATTAGAAACCAGGCACTAGTGTACAAATTCAACAAACGCACCCGCCAAAGAGAAGAGGAGGTGGATAATGACAAGTTTGTTGAGGCTTACGCTGAACGCGTAATTAAAGGCTGGAAGGGTCTTAAAGTTAAGCATCTTCCGAAGTTGCTACCGGTAGATATATCAGCAATGAACGCAGAAGATGAGTTACCGTATTCTACTGAAGAAGCTCTTGAACTACTAAAAAATAGTAGTATTTTCGATCAGTTTATTACTGATACTGTAAATGATCTAGAAGCATTCTCTGTTAAGAAAAGAGAAACTGATCTAAAAAACTAAAAAGTTACCTTCAGGAAACGTTTTCTGGGGGTAACATTACTAAAGAACAATATTTTGAAATATGTCGACAAATGGGCAAAGAGCCTGTTGAGGAAGATATTCCTGTTGAACCAGGGGATTTATCTTTAGAAACTCAGCAGGCTCTTTTAATATTTAGTATTTTACCAGATAAAATTGAAGGTATGAACGGACTTTGGTTAGGCAAAGAATTTTCTGGTATAGGAGACATCTTTGATTTCTACGAAATAGAGCATAGACGAGAGGTATTTGAACTGCTAACATATATTATTACTGAATATGCAAAATATTATGAGAAACAAAGAGAAATAAAATCAAGGAGATAGAGTGGCCGGCACTATTACAACTATAGTAAGAGCTTTATTTCAATCTCAGGGCGCTGACAAAGTAGTTTCTGATATTAATAAAGTAGGAAAAGCAGGAGAAGAAAGCGCTAAAAAGCAAACACGTTTAGGTAATGAATCTACCAATACAGGTCGTGCCTTCTCCTCTCAGGCTTCTGGATTAGGTGGATTAGTTGCTGCCTATGCAGGAGCGGCTGCGACTACCTTTGCTTTACAACAGGCCTTTGCTGCTTTAAAGTCAGCAGCAGATTTCCAACAAATTATTTCCGGAACAAACGCGTTAGCTGCTAGTTTTGGTCAGTCTGGTTCTCAAATTTTAAATAGTATTCAAGATATAACTAAAGGACAGCTTTCTTTAAAAGAAGCTTCTGCTGCTGCTAACTTAGCTTTAGCAGCAGGGTTTAATCCTAAACAAATAAATTCACTATCAGAAGTTGCTACTAAGGCTAGTAGAACTCTGGGTAGAGATCTTACTGATTCATATAACAGATTAGTTAGAGGTGCTGCTAAATTAGAGCCTGAACTATTAGACGAACTGGGTATTTTTACAAGAATTGAACCAGCCATTGAAGCCTACGCATCTAAAACAGGAAAAGCTGCTTCTAGCTTAACTAACTTTGAACGTAGACAGGCGTTCGTTAATGCTATTATAGATGAGGGTTCTAGAAAATACTCAGAGATTAGTCTTTCTACTGATACTAGTTCGGAAGCTCTTAATAGATTAGCAGCGCGAATAGTAGATGTTGGAAATAAACTAGGAAGTATTTTAACAGACTTTTTAGCTCCAATAGCTAACTTTTTTGGAAAAGACCTAGGTAACTCTGTATTGATCTTCTTAGGTATCTTAACTCTTGCTCTTGGCAAGGGAAGAACTTTGTTAGAGGCTTTTTTTACAGACCTGTCTACCCGAGCTCTAGAAACCGGTGCTAGAGTTTCTTCTGCATTAACAGGACCTGCATTTACTACTAATATAGAAAAAGCTGGAGAAGCTTTAAAAGGCATTGGAGTCGGTTTAACTAAAGCAGAAGCAGCAACTATTAGATCTATTAAAGAAGGAACAGTTCAGCCTCAACAGATACAGGCACGTATAGACGAATTAAAAGCTCTACAAGAAAGGCAACAAAGTAGACAGTTCGAAAAAGGATTACAAGGTAAAGCTTTAGATCAATCTATATCTAAAGCTAATGCTGCTACAATAGCTATCAGGGAATTAGAAGAAGCTCAAAAGAAAGCATCTAATTCTTCTGTTATAGCTGGTTCTACTTTTGAAAAATTAGGCGGAGGATTGAGTAGATTAGCCACAGGAATAAGCTCGGCTTTAGGATATTTTAATCTTTTCTTAGCTGCTTTAGGCGCAGCTCAGTTAATAGGCCAGGTATTTGGCGTAGATTTGTTAGGGTCTATAACTAATTTCTTTGTAAAATTGCAAGAACAAGCTAAAGCTACTCGAGAAGCCATAAGTAGTCTAGTAACAGAAGCATCTAAAGATAGCCTATCTGTTTTTAAATTTAGATTTAAAAAAGAAGATATTGAAGCTGCAGGTGAACAAGTGGCTACTACATTACAGGATATACTACGATTCCCGATAGCTAATACAACTCTAGAAGCTCGATTACAAAGAGCTTTAAGCGCTGCAGAAGGTGAGCGTCTTTTTACTTTTAAAGAATCTAGTAAAGCACAGTTAGAAGTTAGAATTCGATTACTAAAAGATTTAGCAGCTATTAAACCTAGCGCAGAATTAGTAAAAATATTAACTCTTGCTCCAGAAGCTGTAGGCGGTCAAGCTCTTGATTATGTTAAATTATTTACATCAGGAGAATTAGAAAAAGGCGCTCTTAAATTTGCCAATGTAATTACTAATATCTTAGATACAAATAAAGAAATAGATAAATATACAGGTAAAACAGCTCTAAATGTAGGTTTAGGTATAGTAGAAGTACAGAAATTTTATGAAGAACAAGCTAAGGGACTATTAACTGCAGAATCCGCTTCTCAAAGAAATATAGCTTTAACAGAAAGAATAAAGCAAATAGATACAGAAATTATTGAGGCTAGAATACGGGGAGCTGAGGAAACAACTTTAAGGGTTAGAGAGGCTATCGGAATTGAAGCACTAAGATTAAATATTCAAAAAGATGGACTGATAACAAAACAAAGAGAAATAAATCTTATTTCGGAAGAACTAGCTCAAAGAGAGAGAATAAGAAAGTCTATACAAACCACTTTTTCTTCTCAGATAAAGTTTATTGAAAATTTACCTACACCTGGATTATTTAATCCAGATAAGACTATCTCTAGATCTCAAGAAGAAACTCAGAGAAATCAAGTATTATTTTTAGGTCAGCAAGCTTCTTCCTTAGAAAAGAGTTTAAAACTACAGATAGATTCATTAAATGTCGCTACTAAAACCAAAAAAGACGTTGAAGATACACTGATAAACAAATCAAAACAGGTTTTAATTGATGGCGCTAACCAGGATAACTTAGAAGAAATAGCAAGGATTCAAGCTGCTCTAACAAAAGCAACACAAGCAGAAAATATAGAAACTAGCAAGCTTACCGATATTAATGTTAGGTTAAAAGAAGTATTACAGGCACAGTTAGGAATTATGTATGAGGCAGGTAAACAAGCCTATCAGCTAGCTATTCAAGAAGAAAAACGAACCTTAGAGTATCAGAAACAGCTTGATTCTTTAAAAAACCAAGGTGAACAGCTAGAGATTCAAAATAAGATAAATAGAGCACAGGCTGCTGCCGAGGCTAATCAAAGACGCGGGCAATCTCAAATTAAATTATTAGAATCTGAAATTAACTATTTAAAAGAAATAGAAAATCTAGTAGAATCCGTTTCCAAAGCTCAACTTGCTGATTTAGAAATTAGAAAAAATCAAGTAGATAGAGCTCAACAACTTAGAGATGCAGATAGAGAGTTAGCAAAAGCTAGAACTGAAAGACAATTTACAGGTGCTTTAGCTGTTCCGACTTTACAGAAGGAAATTCTAGGTAGATCACAAAATCTAGTATTAGAAGAAGATTTAATACGTTTAGATAAGCAAATAGCTGATATAAATTATGCTAGAGAGCTGGCCTTAATAGAGGATAGAAAAGCAATTGCAGATCAAGAATTTTCTGTTACAAAGGAAAGATTAAAAGTTCAAGAAGAAGAAATACAAACACAGTTAGCTACTTTGGAAGGTAGAAAAGTTCTACAAAACCAACAGCAAGTAATAGAAGATAATATAATTAAAAAGAGAGAAAAACTTGATAGAGATAAAATACAAAATGAAATAAGCGTATTAGCTCTTCAAAGTGATTTAGCTAGGGCTCGAGCTAGAGGAGAATTAGATGTAGCTGCTGATGCTAAGCTACGTAGAGATTTTGAGTTAGACTTAATATCTAAACAGCTATTTTTATTAGAACAACAGAAAGAGGTATTTAAACAGTTTTTAAATAAGTATGAGGAATTAATTAATAAACAACTAGGTACTACCGCAAGTACTACTGCTAATGATATATTCAAAAATTTTGAAACTGATCTAACTAAAGCTAGAGCAACTCTTACTGCAAATAGACAACTATCCGAACAAATATATAATCAAGAAAATAGAAATATCTTACTTAGAGCTGCAGGAGAGATAGATGTAAATAACATAAGAGCTGCAGGTGCTAGAGCTGAACTAGACAATCTAATAAAGACACAAGAGCAAGAAGCACAAACTCGAGATCAGATTAGAATGGCGCAAGAGCTTAACAGAGAAACAGAAGTTAAACTTCTACAAGATAAGTTAAAGGGTTTAGAAACAGAAGCTGCATTAGCTAAGAAAAGATATGATACTGCTATAGTCTCTGCTGCAACAGACGAAATAAAAGCTGCTCAAGTCTACGCATCAGAGTTACAGAGAATAGCAGACCAAAGAAATAAAGTTAAACAACTTTTTGAAGATATTAGTAGAGGTATTAAAGAAAACCTATCTACAGCAGTATTAGATTTCTTTAAAGCTATCAACCAAGGTATTCCTACTATTCAAGCTTTTAGAGAAGGTATGCAGAAGTTAGCTATTAGTGTTGCAGAAACTATCCAAACAGCTATTTTAAAGAAATTCTTAATTGAGCCTTTACAGAATTTGGTTGGAGGCGCTATTGGTTCTTTATATACTGCTATAACAGGAGACCAACTAGCCAAAACAGGTGATCAAATATTGCAGAGTGTATTTACAGGTAATGCCCTTAGAGTTACAATGGTCGGAGCTGGTGGTACCACTTCTGGAGGTGCTACTCCTGACCAAGCATCCGGGCCTGTAACTCCTGGCGTAATTAAACCTCCTACAGAAGAAGCACAAGGATTCGGTGATAAATTAAAAGAGCTAGGGGTTAACTTTCAGACAGTAGGAACTGTAGCTGCTACTACTTTTGCGGCTACTTTAGCAGCTACTCGTGATTGGAAAAAAGCATTTATCTATACTGTAGTAAGTGCTCTAGGAACTGCTTTAACTCAAATAGCTACTAAACAATTATTTAGTGGCGCAGCAGGAGCTGGAGGAGCTGGTTTATTTAGTGGAATAGGCAATTTGTTCAGTGGATTAAACGCAACACCTACAGGCGTAGGTAATATAGCTCCTGGTGCTATAGGTACAGGAACTGCTATAGGAGGACCTGTAAAACACATGGCCGCTGGCGGATATGCAGGTCTAAGAGACCGAGTTCCCGCACTATTGGAACCCGGTGAGTTTGTCATTCGTCGTCCAGCCGCTATGGCCATAGGAGGACAAACCCTTAACCAGATGAATGCAACTGGACAAACTGCTCCAGGAAATGTTATGGTAAATGTAAATAATCAAGGAACCTCACAAGAAGTAGTGGGAACTCCGAAGGTATCTGTAAACGGAAGAGATATGATAGTAGATATAGTAGTAAGAGATATTCAGAATAATGGTCCAATTCGTAAGACCTTGAGAGGTATGTAATGGTAGCATATTATCCTAGTGGAGCAAATGTATCCCCAGATAACTATTCTATAGTAAGTAGTGTTACCTATACTTCTACAGGTTTGACTACTAGTTTTAATATAGGCCGCTATGTCGGCACTCCGGCCGAAGTCGCTATAGTAGTTGACGGAATAGTTCAGGCCTATAATAGTTATACTCTATCTAATAATAAAGGAACGGTTAATTTTATAGTAGCTCCAGGCGCTACGAGTCTAGAGATAAAAACTTTAGCAGTGCCAGATTTTCTGAAAATAACTAAAGATAGTCTTCAGATCTCTCCTATATTTTATAGTAATAGCTCAGTTCTTAGTTATAATGGAAATAATTATCAGATAAATGGGTCTAGAACTGCATGGGCTATCACAGGAACTCCTGCTGAGGCAAATCAGATGATGGTATCTGTAGACGGCGTCGTTCAAAATCCATCAGCATATACTTTTCCAAGTTCTACCTTAGGTAGTTATGGTATAGATATATCTCCGGCACTAGCTTCAAATGTTGCTAATTTAGATATCCGAGTTTTTTCCGGCACCTCTACGCAAGTAGAAAGATTTACTACTATGTCTGATAGAAAACCAGATCGTGGCTTCTCTACTGATAAACAATTTGATACTTTAACTTTCGAGAGTCAGGCAGGATATGAGACTAGACGTCTGCGCAGTCGTCGTCCTCGTCGTAATTATAATCTTACCTATACAAACATATCTGGAGTTCATAAAATAGCTATAGATAATTTCTATAATGCTAGAAGTGGTGATTATGAATCTTTTGTATTCGATCTTAGCCATATTAATGATAGTGGCTCTGTAACTGTTCGTTTTGACGGTCCTATTCAGACTACTCATGTGGCTAGTTCTGGTTCACAACCTTCTCAAAATTTCTATACTGTTAGCATGAAGCTAAAAGAGGTATTTAGTTAATGACTTCTAGAAACTACGACTACATATTAAAAGTAGATACAACTACAGGGTTTAAGGCCGGTAATACTATTATAGGCGTTACTTCTCTAACAGAGGCAATCATAGCCAATGTAGATGTAGCTACTAGTAATATTAAGGTAAAACTATCTAATACGATTGCTGAATTTCATGTTGGTGAACAGATATTTAGTAACTACATAGTTAAGACTACTAGTTCTAATACTCATGACATAGGCAACACTACTTCTACTTACACTCAACAAACTACAGGAACTGCTACGGTTAGTGCTATTAACGTAAGCAAGTTTATTAAAGAGAAGAATAGTTTTGAGCAAAAGCCGCTGGTTAGACTATATACTATATATTATCCTGGAGAGTGGTATCCTACTAATGAATATGGTAATCCAAGTGGAGACGGAGCAGGACTTGTCTGGCCTTATAGTTTTCCATTTAAATTCGCTGAAATTCGCGGAGATTATATCTCAGACATAAACTATAGAGTTCATATGGGTGGTCAGGAGTTTATACCATATCCTATTAACAGCGGTGTCTTAAGCACAGATTCGTCTGGTAAAATAAATGACCTATCTATTACAGTATCTAACTTTGATAATCTTATAGGATCTCTTGTAGAAAACCCATTTCTTGTAGGTAATAATAGTACAGGATCTACCGCTGCTTATGTTAACGGAGAATTAGTAAACGGCATAGATCCTAGAACAGTTCCTTCACATGGTAGTTACGATGCTAGCGTAAGGGAAGCCAGAGGACTTAATGCAGCATTTGATTATGATTCCACTTTATCTACAGGAGGGACCTGGACTAGACTAAAATTAGATTCTAGAGATCTACTCGGCGCTGTTGTAGAGATAAAAACTACTTTTGCCAATTTTCTCGATGTATGGCCTGAATACAGCACCGTATCTAATGAATCTTACAATGGATCTTCAAGTAATTTAATTAATATGATAACTACTTTACCTTATAGAGTAGGAGATATTATTACCAATAGTGTGACAGGTTCTAATAAATTTGAAATAGTAGCTATTAATCACCCATATCTAGTATGTAATACAGATGTAGGCGCTAATTTTATACCAGGATCTAATGTATTTATAGTAAATCAAGAACGTGATTCTGAAAACTATGTGCTAGATACTTTTAAAATTGATAGTCTTAGTGAATTAAATGAGCAAACTGCAACATTTTCATTAACCAGTTGGTTACAGTATTTTAAATTACAATTACCTAGACGTAAATTCTATAAGAATGTTTGTCCTTGGGTGTATAAAGGAAGTGAATGTCAGTATCCTACTGGCGGAACAGGTCTCATACCTGGATCTAACACTTTAATTGTATCTAATGGAACTTTATTAGCAGACGGAGCTACGGCTAATGGATTTTTTAATATTCGTAATGAAACTGTATACACTTTGTCAGAAGACGTATGTGCTAAAAACTTACAGGCTTGTGAGTTACGAGGTAATCAATTTCATTTTGGAGGATTTCCTGGCACAGGAGGGACTTTACCAAGATAATGGATTGGACTACATACTTATACCTGCCCTATGAAAGTTATAACTGTTTGACTCTTATAGAGAAGATATGTGAAGATCAAGGATATCGTATTCAAGGTATCGAAGAAATGAGTCAGTATCATTTCAAACATAACTGGGGCTCTTCAGTATCTTACGAAGATATAGATAGATTTATTACACTTAATCAAGCAAAATTAATAAATCTCTCAGATATACAAGAATTTGATATTATTCTTTTTAAATTGCGAGATATTAGACCGCAACATTTCGGTGTTTATATTGGATTAAATAGATTTATTCATCATAGAAAATATATAAAAATTGATGAACTTAATCAAGAATATAGAGATAAGATAAAGTATATAATTAGATGGAAAGATATTTAAAATACGAAGGATTTCCTTATAAACATTTAGGAGATAATCCTGATACAGGTATAGATTGTTTTAATCTCATTCGATGGGTGTATAAACATGAATTAGGTATAGAGATATCTCTATCTACTGCAGATTTTTGTAGTAATCCAGAAGAAAAATGGTATATAGAAACTAATAACCATTTGTTTGGTAAGCCTAGTGCTGAGAGAGCTGGGTTTAGGTCTGTTAAAACTCCTAAAGAATACGATATGATTATTATGTCTATTGGAACTACCAATATTGCTAATCACTGCGCTCTCTATCTTGGTAAAGATAAAATTCTACAAACTATGATAGGTAATAACAGTTGGATAGCTCCTTACGGTAGATATTATAAACAATATACGGTGGATATTTATAGATGGCATCAGTTTTAGAAAAATTAAAAGATCAAATGACTACTCATTTTATTAATGAGTATCCTAGGGAGGCATGCGGTATAATAACTACTGACTGGGAGTATGTGCCTTGTAAAAATATCAGCGGATCTCCAAAAACTAATTTTATCTTAGATCCTGTTAGTTTATTACAATATGAAGATACTACGTGGGGCATAGTTCATTCTCATCCAGGAAGTGATAATCCTATACCTAGCGAAGAAGATATGGCCAGCACAGTTTTCGATTGCTACAAGTTTATAGTAGGTTTCAATAACCGTTTCTATATTTATTGGTATGATAAAAAACTAAAATCTCTTATGTATGAAGAGTTAGAAGAGCGACATCTTGTCTAGTGTAACTGTATCTTTTCATAAAAGTCTATTACCTTATACCAACGGCGTCAAACAAGTAGAGATGACAGCCGACGCTATTTATTTTTTATTTTTAAACTCTTTAAACCTATTCCCAGAGCTGGAACGTTTAGTAAAACACGTTAAATTCAGCTCTTTAGAAGAGATAGCTATAGTTCATAATAATCGCTATCTATCTAATGAAGAATTTTTATTTTTAGCTAAAGAAGGTGAGATTTATTATTTAGTTCCTGTTTTTAAAGGAAGTGGAGTAGATCCTCTATCTGCTTTTGCAGTAAGTTTTGTATTATCTACCACAGTCTCTTTATTACAAGGTGCTAGTTTAGGACAGGCGCTCGTTAGAGGTTTGATTAATGGAGCTTTTGCAGCGGTGGGGGCTTACGGATTTCAACAGTTTGCTACTCCTGTATTAGGAGAAACTATATTAGGTCCTGCTGGACTAGGAACTACAGCTTTTCAAGGAACAGTAGGTTCTTACGTAGCAGCAGGAATAGCTAGTGCAGTTGGAAACATAGTTTCAAATACTCTAGTCCCTATTAAACCTAAAATTAAAAGTATGGATTCTGCTGATTCTGGGGATAGACGTAATAATGATGCTTTTGATAGTCAGATAAATACTATACATCCCAACCAATCTATATCTCTCAACTATGGTATGTTAAGAGTCGCTGGACAGATTATTAGCGCGGATGTAAATAGTATTAGTCATGAAAAAACTGACGTAATTAGTGTGGCAGCTTATGTATAATATTCGTTTTCATAAGTCCTTATTACAACCAGAAGATATAGCTCAAGTAGCTATAAATATTAAAAAAGTATCTGATCTTACTTCTTATATACAAAACTTTTATCCTGCCATAGATAAAACAAAAACACTTCTTCTTACCCAAGATTTCAAACCCTTTCCAGATAGTTGGTTAATGCAGGATGAAATACCAGAAACTCAAACAGGTTGTTTCGTAGTTCCTTTAGTTTGTGGAAATAGTGAACTCCTTGGGTCAATAACAAGCGCTACTTTTGCTCAAGCTTTTACTAGAGCAATAGTAGGAACAGTTATTAGCTTTGCTCTAGGCGCAGTTATACAAGCTATTATGCCTAAGCCAAAAAGATCTGATATAGGTATAACAGATCAGGATAGAAGAAATAATGATGCTTTCGATGGTATAATAAATACAGTTGACAGCAGTAATTCTATACCTTTAAACTATGGTATGTTGAGAGTTGGCGGCCAGATTATTAGTGCGGATGTAAATACTATTAATCACGAAAAAGGTGATGTAATTAATGTATCAAGCTATGTATAAATCTTACTATATTATAAACGGTAGATATGTGCCCTTTATCTCTGGAGGTAAAGGAGGATGCTTCGCGGCAGGAACCCTTATAGATATTCCTGGCGGTAATAAACCTATTGAAGAAATACGAGTAGGTGATATAGTAATTAGCTTTGATCATTATGGTAAACTATCAGAGAATAAAGTCATTCAAATATTCGAGCACGATGAAGATGAGCTAGTAGATATTTCTTTTTGGAATGGTAGTTTTAAAATAACACCTAATCACTGGGTTTTAAATGAGAATATGGCTTTTACAGCTATAGGTAATTTACAAATAGATGATGTCTTAGTTGATAGATTAGGATATTATAGACCTATTTTAGAAATTAAAAATATAGGTAAAAGTAAAGTATATAATTTTACTGTAGAAAATGATCATACCTATATAGCCAACGGCATTCGCGTGCATAATAAGGGTGGAGGAAAGGGAGCTTCTCCAGCTCCTGCTGTGGAGGCGCCTAATTCTCTATTTTCTACTGATATTTTCTTCGGCACTTTAGCTTTAGGAGAGGGACCAGTATATCGTATTAATCCTAATGGCCCTCAAGATATAGAATTTAACGAATCTACTATAGACGACTTAATAAAAATAGATGGTGATGGAACTGTAAATACTGAATTATTCTATACGGCACAGTCAACAGGGACAGTTACGGGTAAAGGATTGCCAGCTAGTTTAGGTAGATTTGCTGGTAAAACTGTAACACCTCAAGGACTAAACTCCCCAGTAAGTCTTAAAAAGGGTAATTTAGAGAGTATACCTAAAGTAGTTATTACACAAAACACAAGTCAAAGCGCCTGGGATAGCTTAGAATTTAATTTCTTAATCTCTGGGCTACAAAGTATGGATAACAACGGTAATGTCAGTGGTTACTCTGTAGGTGTTAAAATAACTATTTATGACTATACAGGAGCTAATATACTTAAAGACGAAAACGGGGATGATTTAATAATAGAAAAAACTATATCAGGAAAAACTAATACTAATTTTAAATTTCAAATCTCAGCTATTATACCTGATAATGTCAAGAGTGGAAACGGATATCAGTTTAAAATTGAAAAAATTACTGATGATTCAGATAGCTCTAAAATACAAGATACTATACAGTTTGTTGGATGGGATGAGATAAAAAATTCTAAACAGGTATACCCTAGAACAGCACTGCTAGGATTTGCTTTAAAATCTACCGCTGAATATTCAGGCTCTATTCCTACTGTTACTTCGCTTGTAAAAGGCCTTATAATAAAGGTTCCTAGTAATTATAATCAACCTGTATTAGCTACAGGAGAAATTGATTGGAGAGAGTTAGAAACTCCTACTTCTGGCGCTCTTTCTTACACTACTTGTGGATATAGCTTAGAAAATCCAGGATCTTCTACTCAGCTTACAGAAGCTAATCCCATAATTTATAAAGGATCCTGGGATGGTACTTTCGTCTATAAATGGACTCAGAATCCTATATGGGTTCTATATGATTTATTAACTAACCAGTCTTACGGATTAGGAATACCAGAAGGTAACATAGATAAGTTTAAATTCTACAAGATAGCTCAATATTGTGATGCAGTTGACCCTAAGACAGGTAGATTTACAGGAGTCACTGGATATGCAGACGGCACCTTTAGAAGTAAACCTAGGGGTAAATTTACCACAGTAAGAGAAAATCAAATTGGAGTTAGTTTAGGAACTCAGATCATAGAGCGCAGATTTACTTGTAATATATCTCTTAACAGCCAAAAACAAGTTATGGATATTATTAATCAGATTACTGCTATATTTAGAGGTATCCTGTTCTACTCTGGCGGAAAGATCTCATTAAATGTAGATCTTCCTGATGAAATACCCGTAGCTGTATATAATGAGACAAATATCTTAAAAAACTCTTTACTAATTAGTGGTATCAGAGAGTCAGAAATTTTAACAGGCGTAGAGGTATCTTATCTTGAGCCTAGAAATCATTCTCGTAGAGAGTTAGTAAGAATAGACGACCCTACCGCTATATCTGAGCTTAATTCTATAGAAAATGTAAAATCTATAGATTTACCTGGTTGTGATAGACGAAGTCAGGCAATGAGGTTTGGGCAGTATTTATTAGCATCTAGCAAATATGTCAGAAGAAAGGCTACTTTTAAAACGCCTGCTGAAGGTATGACCTCTACCATTGGAGATGTTATAGCAGTATCTCAAAGAATAGGAGGTATAGCTTGGGGTTACGGAGGAAGAGTATTTGCTAACGCTACTACAGCTACTGGAAATGTAATACTAGAACACTTTACTAGTCCCGCTATTACAGGTTCTGTCATAACTGGGAACACTAAACCCATAGCTTTGAGAGTAATTAATAGAGAGACAGAGAGAGTAGAGTTGTATATATGTAATAATACTTATAGTTCTGTATCTAGTTCTAATGTTAATGCAGGCATAGACATTATTGAACTTACAGTTCAAAAAGTATACAAACCTCAGACTAGAACTTTTGCCTCTTTTAGTAATTTTACTTCTAATAATGTTCCCGTAAAAGGTGATATATGGTCTTTAGGAGAAGTAGATCCTTCTAATTACTATACCAACACTAATGATAAACTATTTAAGATAGTAAACGTAGAAAGAGATACTGATGAGTTAGTTACTATAACTGCTACAGAATATGTATCTAACGTATATACAGATTCTGATAGCATTATTAGTTACGTTCCTGTTAAATATACCGATACAGCTAATCCTCTAATACCACCTCCTGCACCTATATTAAAAGTAATACCTAGACCTATAAAGAATTTAGATGGATCAGTACAGTATGACCTAGAGATTTATGCATCTACTGATACTACCGGATACCCAATTTCTATTGCTACAGAAATGGAATTAGCTAAACCCTCTGAAATAGTGCTGGCACAAGGCATATCGTAATGGCATATAAAACAATAACCGTAGAAAATACTTCTAATATATCTAATGGTATCGGAGTAGCTCTGGTAGGCAAAAATGGATTTAATACCCTTCTAGGATCTATACCTCTGTTATGCACATCAGTAAATAGAGTAGATGTTACTGGAGATAGAACTATAAAAAATGGTAACTTAGAATTTACTGTTACTGGATTAGCTAGTGCAATAGACTTAAACTTTAATAAAAATGTATTATTAGTTAATGATGACCCTGCTGTTTTTGGTAACCTAAAGGGTATTGATTATGTAGGAATACCTATTAATGAGAAAACAGATACGGGTGCAGATATAGGACATGTAGGATATAATCCTATTGTAACGCAGATTAGTATGCCTATAGAGAGTTTTAACTTAAGTAATAATACTTTAAAGGTTAATAATAGTGTAAGCGCTAACCACCCAGAGACTTTCTTATTAGATAGTTTACCTGAGCCTCCTTTCTACTTAAAAATAAGTCAACTTTTAGATCAGACTAAATTTAATAATAATAGCGTGTATCTAGAAGGATATTCACATATATTTACAAAGACTTTTAATATTGAGGCTATAGCTGTTGCAGGATCTTCTACTGTTGATATAAACATAGTACCAAGATATAAGACTGCAATTTCAGTATATATTGATAACCAAGAACAAGCTCAAGGTGTTTTTACTTGGGATAGTAAATCTAATATTACTGTCCAGACTGGAACTGGAAAAGTTCTTACCGTAAGAACAAACCACTATACTGTCCCTATCATAGAACCGGGAGATAATATTTCTTTGTTTTCTGGTAATATCTATGCTGTTTCTGAGACTAGTTACAATTCTTCAAGCCCTAGTTATAACGCCTATTTAACTACTAATTGTATTTACAGAGTTAAATTTGCTACATCGCTTACTGCTAATATATCTGGAGTTACGGGCGTAAATATATCTAATGATATTCAAGGCACTGTAGGAAATTTGAATGCTACAGCTAATACATTCACTTTGGACTATGACAACACAATATATCCAGGAGTTTACGAATTAGGATCTTATAAAGTATATAACGTAAGTTTAAGTAAAACTTTTGAATCCTTAGACATAAGTAAAGAAGGAAAGATAAAAAACATAGCCCCAGGAAGTTATGTTGTAAGAGCTAGAAATAAGAATAGTTTTAATAGAAAAAGCGCATATTCTACTAAACAGGTAAATATTGATACTTTACCGATAGGAAAAGTAACAGATTTACAAATATCTGAATCTCTTTACAGAGATAAACAAGTTGGTATTGCTGTTAGAGCTACTATAAATTTTACTCCTATAGTTAATCAATCTGTTACAGACTATGAAATATCTTATAAAATAGAAGATAATAGTTCTGGAGCTGATCTGCTTACTTATACTACTGTAAAAGTGTCTGCTAGCGGTATAGCAGAAGACGGAAAATTATATTTTAAGATTGATAATATAGAAAGAGGTGCCTCTGCTGGTAATTATCGTTTTTATGCTAGAGTTACACCTCTTAATAATGATATCAGAGGTATTACTACAGAAACCTCAGCAGATATAGTGGGTAAAACTGCTAAACCAGACGGAGTAACCCGTTTTTCAGCCAGTCAACTTGGAGATCAAATTTTATTCTCTTGGACAGTTCCTAGAGATCAAAACGGTGATCCTCTAGAAATAGACTTATATCAATTTGAGATAAAACAATTAACAGGAACTTATAGTTCTGTCACAGAATCTAACTGGGAATCCTCAACAAGTATAGGATCTGCTTTTGCTAACGTAAGTTTCTTAAATGCGCCTGTTAGAGAGTATGGTACTTTTACTTACTTATTAAGAACTAGAGATACAACAGGTAATCAGTGTGAAGCATCTGATATAGCTATATTTACTATAACTACTATACGACCAGCTAGCTTGTTTACTTTTAGAGCGTTCAGCGAAGATAATCCAGGTGCAAATGACTATATATCTGGATCTACTAATAATAATTATTTTGAATATTATTATCCAAGTTTTGCTAATTCTGTTTATGGAGGAATAGCAGGAGCAGGTAGAAGTATAGTTGATAATTCTAATGGAACTTCTACTGGATTTACTGTTGGTGTAGGCGTTACAGATCTTAATGCGTCTGCTAATGCGGTATATTATACTCAAATAAGAGATTTAGGACAACTTATTACTGGCAGGTTAGTATCTAGTGTAAACGTTATTCAAAGTGTTACTTCAACATACAATGATTTTAAAGAAAATGTTCTCGTTGGGGTATCTGACGCCTTACAAAGTCCTGGATTTTTTCAAGATAGCGCTCTTACAACGTTTTTAGATATAGCAACGTATGATACAGATAATAAAACATTGACAAGCGGAGGTCCTAGTGGTAATGTTTATGCTATATGGAACTATGGACAGTTTGTTGATGATGTATCAAACGCTAATAGTTATGCCCTTATACTTAGTGTGACAAATTCTTCTTTAGGCATAATTCAATTTAGTAATACTTATTTTGCAAATGGAGTGTCTACAGGTAGCAATATATTAGCTAATTTAAGTGGAAGTGCTACTTCTTATGCATTAGTTAATTTAACACAGTATAATGACAGATTAACATCTACTTTTGAGGGGCCAAGTAATTCTATATCTTACAACGTAGACTTAAGATATTCAACTGCTAGTAATGTTTATTACTCTGGTAATAATCAAGTTAATACTAATGCTTTCGTAGGATTTGCAACCAACGATGGTTACGCTCCTTTAACTGAATCTGATATTACTTTTAGACATTTCCAACTTAGAGTTTCTATAGTAAATTCCAAACCCGGACAAGTGTCTACTATATTGGATAAGCTTAGATATGCAGTTAACTTAACTAGAAAAGTATTTTCTACTAGTAATACGATAAATTCTAGTAATACTACTATAGATTACAGTGCTGCTGGATTTACTGTAGTCCCTACTATAACAGTTAGTCAAACATCTGGCACAGATCCAGTAGTGCCAATTATTACAGGTAAAACTAATAATCAATGCGGCATATCTCTATATTATTCTAGCAATGGAGTATCTGTTACAGGTATTACCGTAGATATCAAAGCAGATGGAGCATAAGTAATGCCAAGTTCAAATACATTTTCAACGCCTACATCGAGCACCTCTTTAGGAACTGCTAGAATTCAAATAAATGAAACTCTGTTTGCTTTATTACAAAATTTTTATAGTTCTGGTATACCTAACTCTACAAATATAACATACGAAGGAGGAGCTACCGCTCCTCCAAATGGTATGTTGTATGTAGATGCAACAACTGGAGCCCTTTATAAGGTAGATAGTACTTTCAATAAAAATTCTGTTTTAGGACAAAATCTTTCTAGATACGGTATAGGATACCGTATAGAAAAAGATTTAGTACATGCTGTTGCTAATATAGGAACTTATGAGATAGGTGAATTCTTTAGCACTACATATACGGGCGGACCTGCTGCTAATGCTAGAATGTATATGAAATATTCTAACAGTAGCCCTTTTATAGTAGATGTAGGAGTGCCGCCGACGGGTTCTGTAACTTCTACCATCGTGGCAGACTCTGCAATAACTGATGCAAAATTAGCAACAGGCGGTAACTTAAAATTTAACACCGATGGTAAATTAACTGTAGGTAGCACTACTCTTAGCAGTAACCATCAACTTACAGTATATGGTTCATATAATACTGCTTATGCGAACGCCTCTACACAGACTCTTACAGATGGGGCTACTATATCTTGGGATCTATTTTTAGGACAAGTAGCGACTGTAACTCTTGGAGGTAATAGGACTGTTGCGGCTCCCGGTAATATGAGAGTAGGAACTTACATACTTCATGTTATACAAGACGGAGTAGGCGGTCGCACTCTAAACTGGAATAGTGTATTTAAATGGCCGGCAGGAGTCGCTCCTACTCTTACTACTACAGCTAGTAGAAGAGATATGTTTTCATTTGTATCTGATGGGACTAATATGTACGGAAGTATGTTGCCCGATGTTAGATAAGGAGAATCAATGGCATTAACTAAAATAACAAGTTCAGTAATTGGAAGTAATGTAATTGGTTCTTCTCAAATAGCTAATGCTGCTATTGAATCTAGACATCTAGCCGGGTCAAATATATTCTCTAATATCAGTGTTAATTCTGCTAATGTAGGCAGTTTCTATAGCTGGTTTGATTCAAACGCTAATGCTTATGGCTATACTGCCAATAGTAAATTTTCAATTACTAATTATTTTGTAAATGATATTGAGCTCTTCAAATATGGAGTATATTCCAGAACAGTTCTAACTAGACCAGAAAATGTATTTAGCATAGAATCAACTGCTGGCGGACCTGGTTTATTAATCTCTAGTAACAGTATTAGTATTGGAAGAACTACTTCTAATATATTACCCACATCTAATACTTATATATTAAACGTTAGAGGTGGTATTTTTGCAGGCGCAGATGTTCTTTTAGCAAGTAACTTAGATATTTTGAATTTAAGTGCTTCTCCTAACGCTGTGGCTAACGTAGCAACTGCTAATAATTGGTATTTTGCTAATGATTATAATACTTATCTACAAATTGCTGCTAATGACTATAATACTTATCTAGCTGCTCAAGCAAACGATGGAGTTACTTTAGCCACAGCACGTGGTAACGATCACTCTACTCTTCTATCCGCGCGTGCTAATGACCTTACAACGTGGAATAGCGCACAGGGCAATGATCACTCTACTCTTTTATCTGCGCGTGCTAATGACCTTGCAACATGGAATAGCGCGCAAGGCAATGATCACTCTACCTTATTGAGCGCGCGTGCTAATGACCTTGCAACGTGGAATAGTGCGCAAGGTAACGATCATTCTACTTTATTAACTGCAAGAAGTAATGATTATAATACTTACAATGCTATTATCAATGATTCTACAGTAAAATTTACAAGTAATAAAACTTTTGCTAGAGATTTAGTAATCGAAGGTAATTTATTTATACTAGGAGATAGCGTTACTGCAAATGTATCAAATATCTCTACCGAAGATAAAACTATAATTATAAATTGGAATAGCACAGATGCATTGGCTGAAGGCTCTGGTATTCAAGTAGCAGGAACTAGTAGCGCATTATTAGCTAATTTAATTTATGCTTCTGCATCTGTCTCTAAGTTTAGAGTTGGAGTAGGTACTTTAACATCAGCTGATGACATAGCTAGAACTAGAGACTATCAAGCTAATGATTGGTCTACATATTCTACTTTAGCCGCTAATGATGGAGCTACCTTACTAACTGCGCGTAGTAATGACTGGAATACTTATTCTACATTAGCTGCAAATGATGGAGCTACTCTACTTTCTGCTCGTCAGAATGACCACGTAACGTATTTAGCTGCCTTAGCCAATGACGGAGCCACACTCTTAACGGCTCGTCAGAATGACCACGTAACATATTTAGCTGCCTTAGCCAATGACGGAGCCACACTCTTAACGGCTCGTCAGAATGACCACGTAACATATTTAGCTGCCTTAGCCAATGATGGAGCTACTCTACTTTCTGCTAGAGGTAATGATTATACTACATATTTAGCTGCTTTAGCTAATGATTTTAATACTTATACCAGTTTAAACGCTAATTTGAACTCCGTTCAAAGTAACGTAAACGCTAAGGTATCTAAAGCAGGAGATACTATGACGGGTGAACTAACTCTGTCTGGACCTCCTACTAGTGCTAGTAATGCTGCTACTAAAGCCTATGTAGATGGCGCTTTGGGGTTAAATCTTCAACCTAGATATAATACTAATGTAAGCTCCGGAACTAGCAATTGCTTCTTTGTTAGAGTAAGCGCAAATAGTCCTGCTAGCTTAAGCTATGTATACAGCTCTCTTAACGGAATCGATCAAGTTAATGGAGTAGATTTTGTCTACAACATAGCGAATGATACAATACAGTATACTGACAGCTCAGTGCCTGCTGGACTACGAGTATTAATAAGAGCTTTCACAAATTAATAAAATTAACTTTGTCAAAAAACATTCAGTTATATAGAATATAAGGAGTTAATATGCCACTAAAAAAAGGTAAGTCACAAAAAACAATTTCTTCAAACATAAGTAAAATGGTAAAAGAAGGCTACCCGCAAAAACAAGCAGTAGCCATTGCTTTATCTAGTGCAGGTAAGTCTAATAAACCTAAGAAGGCTAAAAAATGAAAAATAAAGAATATGATTATGAAGGAGAAATGGCTAAAAATACACTAAGAAAACTTATTGTATTTTCTCAAGAACTTCTTCCTATGATAAAAGATGAACAACAATTACCTGCTTGGCTTCAAGATAAATTCTCTAAACTAGACTACTATGTCAGTGCTGTTTATAGCTATATGAAATTTTCTAATCAAGAGATGGAATCAGCTAATTCAGAAAGTGAAGAAGAGGACTCAGAAGAGTCAGACGAAATGTCAGAGCAAGAAGAAATGCAGCTTGAAATAAAGCTAGATGATATTGTAAAAAAATGAGTATAGCTCCTAGTTTTCTTCAAGAGAGCTCAACTATAAGGAAATCTAAAATGGCAAAAGCTTCAAAAAAAGATACAATGAAAAAAGATGCGGGTCTAACCGCTAAACAAAAGAAACTTCCTCCTGCACTTCAGAAAATGATTATGAAGAAGCAGGGTGCAAAGAAATAAGGAGATTAACATGGGCATGAATAACGAAACAAGCGGTAAGCCAATGCTAATGAAGCATAAACTAACCCCTGTAGGCGGTACAGATTCTAATAGTACCAAGCCAGGCAGTGGAACAGCTACTGGTACAACTAAGTATGATCTAAAGAATGCAGAAACATATTATCGCGTATCTGGCGGCCCAACACTTGGCAATCCAATGGGCGGACCAGATAGACCAGCTTCTTCTCACTCAGGGTCACCTCTAAAGAAGATCACCGTTCCTAATATGGCTCCAAATAATAGTGCGAGAAACTAATATGGCGAAACCGTTAGGGTCTGGTAGAATTATGGCTAACCGTAGCACTTACGGAAATGTTACTGGACGCGATGTCGATGAGGTTAATGATACTCTTAAACCTACATATAACGGCATTAATGCAGGTGTAAAAACCGATAAATCTAGAAGACATTTAGACTATGGCCAAGAAAAGCCAGTAAATAGTTCTAAGTAAAATGGCTACCAAAAAAATAAAGAAACCTAAAGTTAAATTAGAAGGCCATCCATACCCACATGGCGGATTGGATTACGGTAAGAACCATCCAACCGTTCCTAAACAGTATGGTCAGCAATTTAAAGTTGATAGCACTTATTACAGACTTAGCGGTAAACCGACTCTAGGATTACCAATGGGTTCTGTGGAATCTACATCGTCTAATAAATTGCCTAAACCTGCTAAAAATATTAGGTCTAAAAAGAAGACTAAATAAAAAAACCCCGGAAGTTATTCCGGGGTTTTCATCATTGGAAAGACTTGATTAATTACTTTAGCACATTCTTTAGCAATTAACATATGCTCTTTTTGGGTTCCATTATCACTACGCAATTCTATATAATGTATCCAACTACGTAGACTTCCATTCATATATAGTCTAGTTTTAGTTAAACCTTCTGGAAGTATTGCTCTAGCTTGCTCCTTAGCAATTCCATTGCTTACAGCCCACTTATAATATTCTCCAGCTAAGTATGCAATAGCTCGTTGATATTCTTGCCAAGTTTTATCTATGTCTACTTGGCTAGGGTCTGCAGGATCTAGGTCTATAGATTTTTGCCTATTCTTAGTATCTTGAAATCTAGTTTCCCTAAATTCAAACATATTTCCTAGTTCTTTAGGTTCTGCATATCTTTGTGAGAACTCTTGAAAGGCATAACTCTTATGACGAATTATTTGATGAGCTATGTCTCTAGTAGTTTCAACCTCTAGGCATACATTTACCATCTCTAAAGGCGACCAGTGCTTATTCTTAATGAGATATCTGATAAGTTTTTCACTAGTTTCGGTATTAAATTGATTTGTAGGATTAGATACTCTAGCGCAATATGCAACTAATTCCTGAGCATCTACTATACCTTGATTATATAGTTCGTCGGTAGGTTGAGAGTAACTTATTAGTCTAACAATCATTAGAATTTTAACCACCTTTTCATTCTATTATTAAAATCGAACAAGGCTTTGATTAGTAAAAACATTGTTACGATATATACTAGGCTCATAAATAAGTAGAAATATGGCCCATGTGCAACATACACAAATATGGTCATTGATATACTTATTACTAATAAGAACCAATCAAAATATTTATTAGGATACACCGGAGCTACCAAATCCTCCACGTATAGTTTCTTCTACCTGTCCGTAGGTGAAAGATACTTGAGGAACAGGTCTTACACACATCTGTGCAATTCTATCTCCCGGATTCACTACGAAATCCTTACTTCCGTTATTAAATAGAATTACTTGAACCTCTTGTCTATATCCATAATCTACAGTTCCAGGGCTGTTCAGTACGAATACGCCATGTTTAGCCGCTAAGCCACTTCTGGATCTGACTTGTATCTCCCAATAAGGATCTTGAATTTCAAATTTCAGACCTATAGGAATTACTTCAAACTTTCTACTAAATATAGTTAAAGGTTCGTAGATAGCGGCTCTAACGTCATATCCAGCATCAAAATCGAAATGTCTAGCGATATCCCAACTAATGTCTAGCTTCTTCTCCAAGACGTGAGCCTTGCCGGTTTTTTCTACCTTAACATTAATGGTTAAAGGTTGTGATTGCATTTAACGTCTCCAAATTTATCTCTTCGCCTTTTCCTGATAGGATAGCTTCTTCATTGTATTTGATAAGGTTAATTAACTTCTCATTACGAATTAGTATATCTTTGCCTACGTTTAGATTTTGAATATACTTAGATCTACCTTTTAGTGGTAAGGCCTCTAGTAGAGCAGTAAAAGTTTTATGCTCTCTAGCTATAGCAGTAGCACGCTTTTCGCCTATACCTTCAATACCTACGATATTATCTCCACTATCTCCAGAGATAATTCTAGATATCATATACTCTTTAGGAGTTACTTGTAGTTTTTCATATAGAGAATCTACGGTAATCTCTTTTCTAGAGAAAATATTGAAAATGCTGATATTCTTGTCTAGGAGTTGATATATGTCTCTATCGCTAGAAATAACCCAAATATGATCTGCTGTGTTTCTATTTTTTAGAACAGCATAGGTTATCAGATCGTCTGCTTCTACTCCTCTAAACTTAGTTACTGAGAAAGGTATAGTATCTGCTACGTCGTTTAGACAAGCAAAAAACTGATCGTAGTGCTCTTTCTCTTTTTCGTCTTGAGGCTTTTTACGAGTAGCTTTATACTCAGGATAAAAGTTAGTTCGATAATAGCTTTTACCAAAATCAAAGGCTACTATAATATCCTTGCAGCCGTAGCTTTTAGCTAGGCTCTCTACTGTTCTGCAATAATCATCCTTGAAGTTATTGTAATTTCTTCGCTGTAAGTATCTATACCCTAAGTTATTGCCATCGCAAATAAGTATATTTTTTCCACTTACAACAGGTTTTTGAGGAATGTATGATTCTAATTCTGAAAGATCATTCCAACCTTTTGTATCTTGTTCCATCATTTGTATATTATACCGTATTATTGTAGTCAGGTCAAGAAGCTTTAGTAAGTTTAAACTTATCTAGCCAATCAGATAAAAGACCCATCTTAAACTTATAACCAAATACTTTATATTCTATTTGGTGCTCTAGCTCTATATCTGAATCCCAACATATAAAATCTTTACTTCTATTCCATCTAAAGATAAGTAAAGGTTTTTTATTCATTACCTTAGCTTCTTCCATAGCCTGTTTCCAGAATTCTAGTATGTCGGTAGTCTTAGCAGTAAGTAAGTTATTAAACTCCAACTCTGCATAATGTTTACATTCTATTGTATAAGGAAAAGATGCCGTATCAGATGGAACCCATAAATCACCTTTTAGGTAAGATATGGACCCACTTAACGGCATCCTTTCAAATTTTATATTCAGTTCTTCTGTAAGAATGTCTCTAATTTTAGCTTCAAAAGCAGAGCCTTTTGTTTTACTTTTACTAGCCACTTCATGTGGTCTCTCTTTCTTATAGTTCTAACCTTTGTAAGTTAGAATATCCACCGATCAGTTCGTCGTTAATTACAACGATCGGAACTGTATTCATTTTATACTGTGTTTTTAAGGATGCTAGTTCTCCAGGATTAAGGTCTTTTAGCACATCAACGTAGTTAAACGCTAGACACCTAGCGTTTAACCACTCCTTAGCGGCTACACAGTATGGACAATTGTCCTTTCCATATACTACGATTTTCATATTACGCAACTATCTCCATCGCAGAACTTATTAGCATCTGCGTTATCGCCTTCTTTGGTTAGGCTATCGAAGTTAATTGGCTTTAGTGTAGCCGCATACTTCTCTAACTCATCCTTAGGTGCAGTAGTGTAAGGAGCTTGAGCGTATCCGTGATCTGATACTGGTAGAAGAGATACTCCCTTTAGCCTGTTATCAAATGCAGATAGGGCTCTTGCAATCTGATCAGCTTCTGACTGATTAAACGTAATAGTAATAGATACTTGATTGTCTGCCCAATAGTGTTGCATATCTACTGCGTTTGCAAACTGTTCCCAGATTGAGATATTCTTATTAGAAATAGTTCCTTCTCTTAGTAGAACAGGGAAATATACTACGACTGTTCTAGTAGGATCTGATACTGCAGGCTCAATTCTGTAACCTGCTTCTTGTAAGAGTGGTACGAATGGAGAGTTTGCAGCTACTCGAACTGTTCTATAATAGTTCTCGCTTTCGGCGTAGTGAATGCCTGGTAGCTCGCCTGCTACTAGAGATACTGTTCCAGATGGCTTTACCGAAGTAGTTTTTATACTCTTTGGAACACCAAGCCATTCAGCATATTTCTGATCTACATATTGAATATATGTATAGGCTCTGTCGCAGAACTGATCGAAATACTTGTGTCTACCAAACTTTAACATTGCTGTTTGAATACCACTCTGAGAGCAACCAATTCTACGGTTGCGAGTAATAACAGCATTAGTCTCTGACCAGTGTGTAGCCATTAAGGTTACTGTCTTAGCATACATATAAGAGAACTTCAAGGTTCTTTGGAAATCCCAGTAATCTTTGTGCTTAGCAGGGAAATTTTCTACTAGACAGCATAGTTCATATGGCTCAAGACTCTGCTCGAGGCAAGGATTACCACCACGAACTCGGTAGTCTTTATTGTTAACTCCGTCTTTCATACGACCATATTTTTGCATATTGTCAAGCCAAGCAAAACCTGGCTCACCATTTACTGCAATACTCTTAGCCGCATCAGTATAATCCATTCCAACATAGGCAAAAAGAGAATTATTAGAAGCCCAACGCCAACCCCCAAATTTATAAGACCATTCATAGTTAGCATATTTCTTAGCGATTTCACCACGTGCATTCCAGTCATTATTGTATCTCTCGTATTCTTCTTCTGATATAGCTTTTAGCTCTGGTGGAGCGATACTGCCAGTCTCTACTCCAAACTTATCCCAACGCTTCATCTCAATAAAGTCTTGATCGTCAGGCTCTGCAAAGGCGATCTCTGCTGTTCTGCGAACATTTCCAGCGACTACTATTTTACCAATTAGGTTCATAATATCTACTATATCTGTAGAAGATAGTAGATTATCATCGCTCATGGCTCTCTTTTCAAGAACATCGCGAATACCATAGAAGCCTTGTTCTAGAGGTTCAGGTCCAGAAGCTACTCCACCAAATCCGGCAATAGGATCTCCGTATGGACGAACTAGAGATGTATTAATCTCTACTGGATTAGAATCCGGCTCAAGATATGAATCGATTAGGCAAGAGATAGCTTCTACCCATCCTTCTCTTGAATCGTCTACTACTACGGTCTCTACAGTCTTTCCAGATGGCATGTTGACAGGTAGTCTATCAGCGCCCTTAGTATCAAATCCTACACCTACTCCAACCATTGACATATCCATCAGGAATGCGAAAGGCTTAGATAGCTCGGTTTCGATATTCTCGGTGGAAACGAATGCACAGTTATTTAAGCAGGCACCGCCTTTTTCCCACACAAAGGGAGTTCCCATCATCCATAGACCGCGTCCAGGTGGTAGCCATTTAAATTCAAACATACGAGTAGCAGCTTCTTCAGCGTGCTTTGCAGCCTTTTTATCATTCCAAGGAATGTGTGATAGCTTAGCGTGAGTCTTAAGAATGGTAAACATTCCTTCTATTACTCTGATAACGCAGTCTGCCCATGTTTCCATGGTTCCGTTTGCTTTCTTTCTAGAGTATGTTCTATAGAAAGTAAAGGCGGATAGACCTCCGAAACCCCACTGTTCTGTAGCTGCTTTTAAGTCTTTTTTGAATTTTTCACTAAGATAAAAGTGAACTGGCTTTGTGCCTGGTGCAATCATATTATTCTCCTATTTTAGATATGTTGTTTTGTTTTACGATTTGAATTTTTTCGATAAGTGGGTGCTCAAAGTCGTGAGAGATAAAGAATGTATTAGCATCTTCCTGCATTAAGATATCTACTAGTCTTTCTTTTCCTGCTGCGTCTAAGACACCTGTAATTTCGTCTAGGAATAGTATATTTACTTTACTACCACCAATTTTAGATAAAATATTCCTTATGGCAAGTAGGATAGAGGTTTGAATTCTACCAAATTCGCCACCTGAAACTGTTTCGATGGGTGTTTCTTTACCGTTATTAGCAACAACGATATTGAGTTTTTCACCATTGAGTCTGAAGATAATCTGGAACTGTCCGTCAGAGAGTTCAGCGAGATAATAGTTAATCGTGCTCTCTAACTGCTTAGTAAGGTTTTCTAGCTTAAAAGCAACGATGCCTGAGGTAGAAAACGCTTTTTTAAGAATGTTCAAATGATTAATCTTTATTTTAAGATTTATTATACTATTCTCTAACAACTCTTGTCTAGCTAAAAAATCTCTACGTTGCTCTACTAGGGTTTCTACTCTAGTATTGTGGATATGAACTTGATTGTTATATCTATTAGCCTCTTCTATAGAGTTTTGCAAATCATTTAAATATTTTGTTGTATTGTCGTAGTCTGTTTTGATAGCTGCATAGTCTGGGTAAACAAAGGGAATTGACTTATCTATCAGTTGTGAGAGCTGTTCAAATCTCTCGATAGCTTTTTGATTAGTTATCCAATTACGATAGGCTATACTCTCTCTATTCTCCTGCTCTCTGTGCGACTTCAGATCCGCCTTAAGTTCTGTTAGTTCAAAGTTAAGTTTGCCTATCTCTAAATCTATCTGATTTTTTAACTCTACGCCTTTAGAGTTATCAATCTTCTGACCGCAAGCATAGCAAGAATCACTGGTATCAATACTAGACTTGTTACGCTCTAGGTCTTTGACTTTCTGAGTTTTTAAGGTGATAGCAGTATCTGCTGCTTTTATCTTGTCTGAAAGCGTTACGTCTTGGCTAGGCTTTTCGACACTTACATCAAATTTCAATCCATCACGCTCCTTGATAAGCATTAGGTTCTTATCAATCTTGATGCACTGAGCGTTAAAGTCGTCTAGCTGAACTTTTAGATGAGCCCGCTTAGTTTCTGCTTGCGTGTCATAAGGAGGAACTGGTATGAGCGTTTTCTTATCAGTAATAGTAGTGCTTTCTAAAAACTTTTTAACTCCTGAGAGTTCACCCTGTAAGGTTGCGTGTTCTTGTTCGACATCAGTCATCTTTATCTTCAAGACGTCACCAATCTCAAGATACTTCTCAAGCCCAAAGAGGTTGATTAAGAACTTCTTTCTATTAGTATCTGTAGCCTTGATGAAGTCTAAGAGATCGGTACTACTCTGATAGGTTAGCTGAGAGAATACCTCAAAAGTCATACCAAGAATAGTGTGTAGCTTTTTATAGGTATCAGGAATCTTATGTTCAGAGATATCTTGTCCGTTTTTTAACAGCTTGACCTTACTAGAATCTCCTACACGCTCTACCGTGAGATCATAGAGGTCTTTGTCTACCTTGAAACTAAGCTGCCCAGACCAACCACGAGCAGTAGTATGTCTATTAAGGATATCGCCTTTTTTAATACCCTTGATGTTCTTACTGTAGAGCAACTCTTGTAAGA